GGGTGTGGCCTGGGCAGACGAGGGTGCCGTCGGCTGCGCTTTTGGGTTCGCGGTGGGGGAGTTGGCAGTTATTCAAGGCCGTCGTCTCCAAATCCGAAGTGGATGATGTCGGGGTTGTTTTGGGCGAGCCAGCGTCGGGCGTCCTCAACTACCGCGGCCTGCCACATCATGGCTCCGACGCAGCAAGGGGTGCCTGAGTTGTCGCTAGGGCTTTGGCACCAGAAGCATTTGGTCTTTCTGAAGCGGGCGTTGAGGTCCATGCTGAATTGCCTTTCTTAGAATGGCGGCTTAGTTGTTGGCTGCTGGCGCTTGCGTTGGGGTGGTGGGGCGAGCCAGTCCACTGGGCATGGCTCCCAGCATTTGTGTTGAATGACGGCTTGGGCTGCGGGTTTGCGCAGGTGGTAGTCGTAGCGTCGGTAGAGGTCGCCGGCCTCGAGGCTGTAGGTCTTGCGGCCGGATAGGGCTGCGAGTAGTTCGCCGCGGTGGTCAACTACTTCGTCGTCGACGCTGACTTCAATGGCGGCGGCGTTGGCGTCGGGGCCGCTGCGGATGTGCGCGCCGCAGGTGCGGCAGGTGTGCCTGCTAGAGACGCGCCTCATTTCTAGCCTTTCCGTTGGTGCGGGCTTTGTTGCTGCTGACTAGGGGGCTTCCTAGTGACCCCCTATAGGGGGGTCTCTAGTCGCTAGTGGCTGGATCTAGAGACGAAACTGTCGTCGCTAGGCGTCTCTAGCCGTCTCTAGGCTGTTTCGGTGACGGTGTTGACCGCATAAACCAGGACCGTGTTTTTGTTTGGCTTGACCGTCCCGATTGCCTGGATGCGCCGTTGTTGCTCAAGAATCTTGAGTAGCGGCTCGATGGTTCTCTGGCCTGCGTGAACCTGCTTGGCAATTTGGCTTGCCGTCATTCCGCCAGTGCCCCTGGACAGAACTTCAACGATTTTGTTTTGGTAGGTGTCTAGATTGCGCGACACGTTTCCGCTGGCTCCTTGGAGCTCGTCGGTGAGATTGAGGTTGCGTGTGGTTGGGTCAAATTGCAGGCGTCGTGCGGGTAGGTCGACGTCGCGCCCGTAGGCGCCGAGGAATCGCGGGGCCATGGGGAATGGGTCTTGGTCAGTCGGCTCGACTTCTTGGCCTTTGGTGAGGGTCCAGATGGCGTCGGGTTCGTCGAGGAGGCGGCTGGCGCCTCGGCTGCGGTCGCCTGCGTGGCCGGTGTGGTGGACGACGAGGTCGTCGGTGACACCGGCCAGCGACAGGGTTTCGGACCACCAGGCGAAGAATTGGGCGACGTCGGCGTTGGAGTTTTCGTCTAGGCCGAGGCTGGCGAGGAGTGGGGCTAGGGGGTCAAGGATGACGATGTCGGTGTCGTGGTCGGCGAGGAATTGGGCGGTTTGTTTGCGACCTGCGTCGGAGTTGAGTTGGAGGCTGCCGGCTTTGCCGCGGAGGTTGACCACGAGGACGTTGTCGGTGTTGTAGATGTCGGCTTCGCGCATCCATCGGCGGAGGGTTCGGGGGCCGACTTCCATGTTGAGCAGGGCGACTCGGCGTGTAGTGGGGGTTGGGGTGAAGCTGTTGAGGAATGGGGTGCCGTCGACTAGGGCTGGGATGAGGTTGGCTGCGACGAGGGTGGTTTTGCCGGTTTTGGCGGCTGCTGCGAGTAGGACGCGGCCTTCGGCGGGCCAGAGTTTGTTGATGCGGTAGCTCTCTTCTTCGTCGGGCTGGTTGAGGAATTGGGCGAGGGTGTCGCCGTGGAGTGGGGTAATTCCTGAGGCTTTGAGTGTGGCGAGTTTTTCTTTGGCGCGTTCGTTGATGATGAGTTCGGCGTAGCGGCGGGATACGGCGCGGTCAAGGGGGTTGTCGTCGTCGGTGTCTTGGGTTGGGGTGTTCGTGGTGGGCTGGTCTGCTTGGGGCTGGGCTTCGCTGGTGGGCTGGTTGGGGTCGAGGCTGCGGATGTAGTCCTCAACTTCGTCGGGGCAGGTGTTGCCAGGGAGTTCGTTGGCGACGATGGCGATGGCGCCGATGAGGCCTCGGTGGAATTCGGCTTTGGCTTCGGCGGGTGTGGCTCGGTTGGCGATTTCGGCGATGAAGGCGGCTTTGAGGCGTTGGATGACGAGGGCGGCGCCGGGGCAGCCGCGGCGGCCGTAGCCGAGTACGGCGAGTAGGGCTTCGTTGTAGGAGTCGTGTCGGTCGCCGCCGGCGACTGCCTTTCCGGCTGCGGAGAGGATGTGTCTGCAGGGTTCGCCTTCGCGCATGAGGCCGACAATCTGGGCGGCCTGGCTGACGTCAAGGTTGGCTTTCTCGGCTTGTTGTTTGCCTTCGATGACGAGGCCATTGACCCAGGCGTTGGGGAGTTCGGGGATGGCGCTGAGGCTGGGTGGGGTGATGCTGGGTTGTCCGGTTGTTTCGTCGATCCATTGGTAGAGCTGTCCGTTGGGGTGGCGGCTGGGCCAGACGACGGCGTAGCGGTGGTAGTTCTGGATGAGTTCGATGCCGGGGAGTTTGGTGGGGAAGGAGCTGCCGGGGGGGACGCGGTAGAGGCGGATGCCGCTCATGCCGTCGCCGCGGCTGGTGGATAGGAATGTGGGGGGTAGGGGGCCGTGGGTGCCGATGAGGCGGTGGAGGGTTTCGCCGCCGGGTTTGTCGTCGTAGGCGTCAACGTCAAGGCCGATGACGTCAAGGGGTAGGCGTAGGGCGATGTTGTGGATGCCGTCTTCAGCCCAGGCGGCGCAGTCGGGGTAGGACGGTTCGAGGCCGCCGTAGCCGGTGTAGCCCTCGGGTGGTGGGGTCTTTTGGCCGTGGGGGAGTGGGAGGATGCCGCGCCATCCTGCTCGCCAGTAGGCGTCAAAGGCGTCTGCGTAGGGGCTGGTGGTTGTCATCATGCGGCGCCACGCCATTGGACTTCGTTGCAGGCCCGCTTCCAGTACCGCTCAATTTCACGTTGTGGAATCCATCCAATGTGATGGTCGCCTTCGTAGTGGCCGCACGGGCGACCCGCAAAAGACATGTGGGCGTGGTGGACGCGAATGGCCTGACCATCGCAAGAGTGGCAAGCAAACCACAAGCCAGATCCAAATTCCCAGGTAGTTTCCGTGCTTTGCGAGAGCACGGTCTGTCCGTTTCCGTCTACACCAACGATACGTCTTGACGTGACTGCTTCACCAAGGAGCCCCGCTACTGGAAGTCCTGACTCAAGCGGCAGGAATAATGGGCTGACGCCGACAATCAGAATGTCCTTATCCCATACGCCTTGCAATCCATGTCGGACCTTGGCGATATGCGAAATCAAGTCCAGCCGTGTGCCAGCTGGTTTGACCTCAACCAAAAGCGGAGTCTCGCCATGTATTAGGAAGTCAGGTATATAGCCATTGCCTTCAAAGGGCTCATATTCGTACTGCCATTCAATGCGAGTGAAGAAGGAGGCCCACTTGGCCTCCAGTAGTGATCGGTATTTGATGCCGTTGTGCATCGTGGGTATGCCGCGCAAGGCGTGTCCTTCCCAGAGTTAGAGGGTTTCTTGGCTTAGGTGCGGGACAGGGTTGGGTTGGGTTGGGGTGCTGCGTCCCCACGCCCGACTCGAACGGGCAGCTCGCCAGGCGCAGGCCGACGAGGGTGGGGGGGTTCGGGGTTTAGGCGAACAACTGCTTGGCGGCCTCAATCTGCTCAGGGGTAAGGCCGGATGCCGCAAGGGTCGCGGCCGGGTCGGGTGTCGCTTCGGGTGCGGCGACAGGAGCGACAGTTGCGCCGCCCTTAGCAATGTCGACCTCAAAGTGCTTGAGTGTTTTGCCGCCGGCGCGCTTCTCAACGTTGGTCATGGTGATGGTGATGGTGTCGCCTACGTCGGGTCGCTTCTCAGTGAGCAGGGCCTTGAGCCGGGCCTGGCCGCCGGTGACGGTGCGCTCGTGGCCTTCGGGTGTGCGGATCACGATCTGGGGAACGGGCTTGTCGTCGAAGCGGTGGATGCGTAGGGCGGTGATGGTTCCGGTGATGGTGTCGCCGGGCGTCTCAAACTTGACGTAGTCGTCGGAGACGTGCAGCTCAGGGTCGTCCCAGATGGACATGCTGACTCCTTGTTGGGTTGGGTTGGTTAGCCGACAGCCAGGGTGGCTTCGGTGTGGAGGGTCAGGGGCTTTGACTTGTAGACGTCGCGGACCCTGGCCGCGGTCTGCGCGAGTTCCCAACCGAGGTTGAGGTCGAGCAGGTACAGCTCGCAGCGGGCCTTGCCTGCTGGGAGCCAGATCATGAGCCCGACGTCGGTGGAGACTCCAAGGTCGGGCAGGTACTTGATGCGGCCTTTGCCGTGCTCGTACAGGTGGCCGCGGGCGTAGGTGGCGACCTGGATGCAGGCGGCGTGCGGGTAGTTGGGTTCATGCTGGCCGGTTTTGATGTCGGCGACGACCATGCCCACACCGGGGAGAAGTAGGAGGCGGTCGAAGGTGCCGGCGGCCTGGACGTCGTCGTTGACGATGAACTTCTCCGAGCCGAGGATGGAGATGCCGCGCATCGCTTCCTCGTAGGCGGTGAGGTCGCCGATGAGTTCACCGGGCAGGTAGTCGGGTTTGGTGCCAGCGTCAACGTGTTCGGTGAGGGCGTGGAGTGTGGTGCCGAGGTTGGCGGCGGCGTTGCTGGCTGCGGCGCTCATGGCCTCGGCGACGATCTCGTCAAGTTTGCCTTTGTCGTCGCCGACGGCGCCAGCCATGGCGACTAGGTCGTTGCGCTTGCCCAGCCCCAGCGCTGTCTGTCGGCACTTCCAGCGCATGAGCTGCTCTTTGTTGTCTAGCGTCTTGGCGAGGGTGCTGACGCGGGTGTAGGCGACGGCTTTGCCTCCGTCAACGGGGTCAATGAGGGGGCGACCCCATCGGTCGCGCTTGATGTCGTCTTCCATGGCAGGGCTCCTTAGCGGGTGTTGTCGAGGAGGGCTTGGCGGCGGGCGGCGGTGATGTGGGCGGGTTCGGGGGGCAGTTGTGCTTGGAGGTTGCGGGCGTGCTGGCGGATAGCCTCACCCCAGGCGACGAGGTCGCGCTGACGTTGCGCCCGTCTGCTGTCAATGAGTTCACCTGCGTACTTGTCCAGCTCAAGGGCGACGCGCGCGATGTAGCGCCGCACCTTGGCTTTCTGCGCTGGCGTCATGCGCGCCAGGTCGTCTTGGTCAGGAATGATCCGCGGCATTAGGCCACGCCCCTTCCGCGGCGAGGCTGGCTTGCGACCGCCTTACGTCCTGCGGGCAGCAGCCCACCCCAAATGCCGTGGTCTTCCTTGTGCTGAATTGCGTAGTCCAAGCAGAGGTCGCGCACCGGGCAGTACCGGCAAATGTTGAGGGCGAGTTGGGTGGCGGAGTTAGCCAGGTCGGAGTTCTCAGGCCACCACCAATCGGGGCTGTGGTGGTCATTTCGGCAGGCCCCGTGCTCCATCCAGTTGGCGATGGGGCGTAGGCCTTGCTCGCGGCACTCGTGGCAGTAGTTGCGGCGGTCGGCGCGGACGATGCGTTCTTTCCCGCAGCGGTCGCAGGCGCGCATGGGCTGGGTTTTGCTCATGACAGTGGCTCCCGCTCGATCCAGTTGACGAAGGTCCAGAGCTCGTCACTCACTACTGGCTCGGGGTGGCGCGAGGCGAAGGTGGCGAACTGGTCGCGGATCTGGTCGCGCATCTCTTTGCGGCCTTGGAGCCTGCCCTCTTCGCGGGAGGTCCGTACCGGGTCGAGCATTGCTTTTACGTTGAACGAGGTCATTCCATGCCTCACAGAAGTCGCAGGGTTCGCGGGCGACGCAGCCGCCGCCGTCGGGGACGTAGTTCCAGCCCTTGCCTTGGCACACGCCGCAGCTCATCGGCACGCCTTCGGGAATTGGGCCCAGTAGCGCTCGAAGGGCGCCACGATCCAGTTCTGGTGATGCCACGACGACCAGCCGCCGTAGGCGGAGAAGTCGTAGGTGACCTGGCCGCGCTTGACGTGCAGGCCCCAGGGCTGCCAGTTCATGTCGCGCACCATCCGGCGCATGGCGGTGAAGGACTGGACGGGGTCGTACACGTCGGCGGGCCAATACTTGGTGTGCTGCCACGAAGGAGCATTAAGTTGCACGATGCCGAGGTCGGGGTAGGACGACTCGTTCGGGTTGCCATTGGACTCGCGCTGCGCAATCGACCAGGCGACCCGGCGCTCAATGCCAGTGAAGCCCGCCTTGTCAATCCACGCCACGACGCGGTCCTTGCACGGCTTCGGCGCCTTCGCCGGTGTAACGCCGGGCGATACGGCCAAGGCGCTGGCAAGCACGACAGTGCACAGACTGATCACGTTTCCTCCAAGGGTGTGCCGTACCCGGCGGCGCGCAGGAGGGCGATGAGGTCGTCAAGGCACATGACCGCTGGCCACATGCCGACGGTTGTCTCGCCCATGCCGTCGGGGCGTACCACGCCGATGCCGAGGACTCCGTCCTTGGCGCGGGCGTCGAGCTGCTTCATGAGTCCGACGAGGTTGAGGTCGCGGCGTGCCTTGACCTCCACGTCAATGCCGACCAGGCCGACGATGTCGCTACCGGCGCGGCCCGCGCCTACCGGCTCAGCGTGCGGGAAACCGTTGTCGGCGAACCGCTCGGCCACCACACGCTGGGATCGGTAGCCGCGGTGCTTGCGCGCCTGGCTCACGACTGGGACGCCTCCTGGTAGGCGAGCAGGACGTCGACGGGCAGCTTGCCGCGCTTTCCGACGGGCAAGCCCTTCTCCAGCGCCCACGCGCGGATCGCCTTGGGGGTCGGCTGGGACGGCTCCACGAGTTCGCGGTACGCGGGCGGGTAGGTGTCGTCGTCGTCGGGGGTGGGGTCGGTGAGGCTGGTCATGTCAGGCTCCTTCGGGGGTGAGCAGGCGCAGGTGACGCCCGGCGGGGTGGTGGTTGATGGCCATGTCGGTGAGGACGTGGATGGCGTCATCGAGGTCGTCGAGCAGGGCGGCCTCGCGGGCCTTGTGCTTCTTCTCGGCCTGGCCGACGCCGGCCCAGTAGGCGACGAAGGCGGCCACGGCGGCGGTACCCGAGGCGATGAGGGCGGTGATCAGTGCGGGGTCCATTAGTCCTCCTTTTTGGGGAGGGGTTGATTTCGGCCGCCGCCACGCATGGACTCTTGGAAACGCCGCCAGCGTTCGCGCTCGTGGAACTCGGCGCGGACCTGGAGGCCGTAGGCGATGGCGAGGCCGCCCAGCAGGATGCCGGCGGCGATGACGATGGCTTCGGTCATTGGTTCCCCCTCCCTCCCTGGTTAGGGGCGGAGGTGGCCGATGGGACCGACCAACTGGAGAGTGGATCTCGGCCACCTCCGCCGGGCGCTCTGCGTCGGGGGGACGGCCGCAGGGCGTGGGAAAGGTGTAGCCGAAAATGAGAAAGTCAAGGGATCGTCACAAGGTGTGACCGGTCAATGACCGGACATTTGGTTCTTGACGAACGAATTTCGCTGGGGTAACGCATTTCCCACAGACAACCCCAAGGTGGCGGAGGGCCCTAAATCGCGAAAACCCGTGTAAACATAGGCCTAGGCGGTCGACCGACCACCTGCGTGATTACGGACATGGACTTACGGCCAGCAATCGAGTGGTTCCTGGTTCGAGTCCAGGTGCGGGAGCAAAAAGGGACAGACTGGAAAAACGGCGCATGTGAGGTTCGCCACAAAAATTTTTCGGGCGAACGTGTGTTGAGGCCGTGTCGATGTCCAGTAATTCCTTTTCGCGAACAATCCAATTCTGCACAATCACGCGCCTGCGCAGATCGAAGGCGGTAGATGTGGATGACCATCAGCACTCACGTTCCGGGGGGAACACATGGGAAAGCACGAAAAGCAACCGTTGCAGCGGGGGGGGGGGCAAATGAGCCCTTTCACCGAGTTCGCCTCCTGGCTACGCGCCGGGAATCTCAGTGAGGGCACCATCGCCCTACGCATCCACCACCTCAAACGGTTCACAAGAAACCACGACCTCGACACGGCGACGCCCGAAGTCGTCATCAAGTGGCTGGAGAACCCGGCCTGGAAACCAGCAACCAAGTTGTCGGCTAGGGCAAGTCTCAAGTCGTATTACCGCTGGGCGATGGAATCAGGTCGCCTAGAGGCTGACCCGACCGCCAAGACGAGGCCGATCAAGATGCCGCCTAGGGCCATTAAGGAGGCCCCGCAGGATGCCCTTCTCACGGCCCTTGAGGGCGCGCATGAGCGGGACCGGCTGGCGATCATGCTGGCGGCCTATGCCGGTCTGAGGCGGGCGGAGATTGCCAACCTGCACGCCGACCAGATTGGGGATCGGATGCTGACCGTGGTCGGCAAAGGAGGCAAGCAGCGCAGCATCCCCATCAAGTCCATTTTGGAGGAGCCGCTGCGCAAGGTGAAGGAACGGGGCGGTTATGCGTTCCCGAGCGTGGACGGCGGGCCCATTACGCCGGATGCGATGGGGCGCCGAATTGCTCGGGCGTTGCCGGGGAAATGGTCGGCTCACTCGCTGCGCCACTATTTCGCAGGCAGCGTCTACCGGGCGTCGCACGACATCCGCTCAGTGCAGCAACTCCTAGGGCACGCCTCCATCGCCACGACGGAGATTTATACCCACATCAGCGACGATGACCTGCACGCAGCGGTAGGTGCTTGGGCGGTCTGAAACGCCAGAAAGCGGCCCCCCTTCCCCTTGTGAGGGTTGGGGGGCCGCTGGCTTTGGGGGCTACTCGTCGTCGTCGTCCTCGGTGTCGTCGGTGGCCTCGTCGTCGTCGTCGATGGTGCCAATGACGCCGTGGGACCGCAGCTCAGCGATGCCCTCTGAGAAGGCTTTGACGACGTGGAGGGCCATGTCGTTGGCGACGTCGGGGGCGTAGCCGGAGACTTCGTCGGCGCTGAAGTTGACCTCGAGCTGGCCGAAGCGCAGGCTCATCCAAAGGCTGACTGGCTGGCTCATTAGTCCTCCCGGCAAGCGTCAAGGGTGAGGGTGTAGCCGACGAGGTCGACGAGGTTGTCGCGGGTGTGGCGGTTGATCTCGCGGGCCACTTTCACCTGGATCATTGCTAGGGCGACCTGCTCTGGTGTCACGGTGATACCAAAGATGGGGCTCCAGAGGTCGGCGATGCGCTGGAAGTTGATGCGTGGGTGGGCGTAGTCGCGCTGGCGGGGGCCGTTGACGACGTGGATGGCGTCGGTGGCGATGGTGGGGTCGATGGGCTTCACAGGATTTCCAATCCGGTCCAGGCTCCCGCGCGGGTGAGCAGGGTGAGTACGCCGTGCTGGGGGCCGCCGCCGTTGCGCTGGTCGTACCAGGGCGAGCCGGGGTCGACGGTGGGGCAGCCGATGTGGACGCGGCCGGAGTCGTCGGAGACTCGGAAGTGGTGCCAGTGCCCGGAGAGCAGGAGGTGGGCTTGGCCGATGCGGTGGCGGGCGTGGCCTTGTTTGGCCCACCAGTCTTGTGCCTTGTCGGGTCCGCGGAATTGGTGCCCGTGGGCGCAGCCAATGATGGTGCCTTCGGCTTCCACGGTGACGGTGAGGTCGTCGACATCGGGGGTGACGATGTGGACGTGGTCGTATTGGCCGGCGAGGTGGAGGGCGTCGGCGACCTGCATGGAGGCGTCTACGGCGAAGGAGTCGTTGGCGGGGGCGGTGATGCCCATGAGCCGGTGGGCTTGGTCGTGGTTGCCGGGGGCGGTGGGGACGATGACCTGCTCGGCGACCTGGGCGAATTCTTTGACGTGTTCAAGGAGTAGGCGCCTTATGACGCGCAGCTGCTCGGTGAGTCCGAGGTCGGCGGTGAGGTGAACGGCGCCGCCTTGGCTGGTGGTGCCTTCGCAGAGGTCGCCGAGGCTGGCGAGGACGACGGTGGCGATGGGGCGGCGCTTTGCTTCGGCCTTGTAGCGGGTGAGGGAGGCGTCGAGGCCGTCAAGGATGCGCTGGGTGGTTTGCTCGCTGCCCATGCCGTAGGCGGTCTTTCCGATTTGCCAGTCGGCGATGGTGTGGACGTATGCCCAGGCGTCGCCGGTGGCGGGTCGCAGCTTGGGGCGCTTTTTGCCGATGGCGGCGACTAGTTCGTCGACGTCGACGGCGGGGGCGCGGGTGGGTTCGACGACGTACTTGCGGCGGGTGACTGGCTCGGTGACGGCGTCTTCGCCTTGGGCGTTGCGTACCCAGGCTTTGGGGTCGTGGGAGACCTGGACGAGTCGGGCCGACCAGCCGGGCGGAACGTCAACGCCTAACGCTCGGACTTCGTCAGTCCACGTTGACTCGTCGCCTGGCTGGCCGGCGCCGAGGGTGACCACCTCGGCCCTACCCGAGGGGTCATATGTGACAGACGGCGCCCAGCCAGAGGGGAGGCTGGCGTTGGGTGCTTGGCCTTCTGGGGAGGCGGCGGCCAGTTCTTCAAGAGATGCCACAGCGGCAAGCCCCTCGTCGGTGACGTTGAATTGCGTCGGCGCGGACCTTGAAGCCGAGCTCTTGGAGGGCTTCGGCGATGAGGGTGCCAGCGGCGCTGGGGTTAGCCATTGCGGCGGTGAACTTTTCTAGCGTGGCTTTGTCCATTTCTTGCATGGTGAGGTGGACGGTGCAGGCGGGGCCACGCTTGGGGACGTACTGGGGATCGGACAGGGTGTCGAGCAGGGACATGACTGCCTTTCCGTAGGTGCTACGGCTTTCGTCGGGTGCCGTCGGGCTGGATGCCCAGCTCGGCGATGACGCGTTTCACGTCGGCGAGGGTGGTGCCGGCCTTGAGTTCCCAGTGCATGGCGTCGGCCCAGGCCGCGTCCCAGCCTTCGGTGGCGGGGGTGTGAGGGTCGTCGGCGATGGTGGTCCAGGCGCCCCAGTTGAGGATCTTGTAGCGGCGGCGTAGCCGCTGGGCCTTGAGGTTGCGGTTGGCTGTCTGCCACCACCTAGTCCAGCCGGTGCCGCGCTGGCCTTCCTGGGAGGCGTTGAGGTCGACGGCGTAGCCGCAGTGGTTGGACCACGACGACGACGTGCGGGCGGGCCGGTAGTCGTATGACCACTCATCCCAAGCGCCCTGATCTAGCGGAGCGATGAGTCGGTGATAGTCCGCGGCGAGGGCTAGGAAGAGGGGCAGCACGTCCTTGTGGAGCGTGAGGCTGCGGTTGGGGCAGCCGGGGATGGGCTTGCGCTCCAGGAGCGGTGAGCCGGGCTCCACGACGGGCAGGCCACAGATGGTGTTTGGCATTAGTTGTTCTCCTCGTCGGCCCAGATGTCGAAGCGGTCGTCACGCCAGGAACCGCGACCGAACTCGACGTCGGCGGGGTTGAAGAATCGGAGCAGTGTGGGCAGGCCCGAGACCAAGGCGCTGATGACCCACACCTGCCACGAGCCAAAGTCGATGGTGCCCTTGGTTGACCAGTCGGCGACGGCTGCGGACAGGATGACGGCGCCGAAGACGCGCAGCCAGGAGGCTAGGGGGCTGGTGGCGAACCATTCACGGAATGTCATTTCGTGTCCTTCTCTAGGTGCCAGGTGATGTGGTCGTCGAGCCGCTCGCGCAGGTCTCGGACGTCGGTGTGCAGGACTTGGGTGCGTTCCTCGATGCGGTCGACGGCGTCGCGGAGGCTGGAGCCGCCGTTTCGACGCAGCTGGGAGGAAATGTCGTCGAGGCGCTTATTCAGTGCGCCCGTGAGGAGGCGGTAGAGGGCGACGAGTCCGCCTGCGATTGCGGTAATGGCGACCACGATCGTCGCGGCCCACAGCAGGAAGTCGTCGATCTGCGGCGTGTCCACTCTCTAGCTCCTGGGTAACTGGAAGGGGTGCCCCGTCGCAGCACGGGTGTTTGGCCTTGCACGCTGGGCATAGCCAGCGGGTCTGTGTGGGCTCAAACTCGGTGTCGCAGTAGTCGCACGTCATGGGCGCCCCCGAGCGATGTAACGGACTGGTATCAATGGGACAGAAGTGTAGAGATGTCTACTGACCGGTGAGTAGATTCGTCTACATGGGGGGAACCAGGGGACCGCGCAGCCTTGCTCAGTTGCGGGCTATTTCGGACAGGCTGGGCGCTGACGTACTGGCGAAGCGCATCACGAGGCGGCAGTACGACGTCGCCTTTGCCCAGGTGGAGGCTGAACTAGCCGCCCAGGGGCTCACGTTTCTTGACCTGATTGACTTGCCCCGTGACTCGCCTGGAGGCCGTGGGGAAGCGGTGGAACGCGGCCCGCGAGAAGGAACGGGCGCTAGCGGCTGAGCTCTATGAGGCGATCCGTGAGGCCGTCGAGGGCGGCATGACCGAGGCCGAGGCGGCTCGGGTCGCTGGCGTGGACCGCATGACTGTGCGCCGCGCCCTCGGGAAGCGCTAACTGGCAAGTTCGCGCTTCTCATTGCTGGGGGATAAACCCCGCCTATGAGAAGCGGGCCGTGAATTCTTACGTTAGAGACTAGACAAGAAAGCGGTGATATCGGCATCCGTGATGCCGTCCACTCCTGGCCCGAAGGTGCCGCCTGCGGTCACCTTGCTTGCCTTCTCCTGCTCCCGCTTGACGACCTGGGCGATCAGGTCGCATTGACACTCTCTGCCGCAGTAGTCGCAATAGGTCACAGCGTCGCCCTCGGGGTGTTGCGGGCCGTCGTCACCGAAACAGTTGCATGGCAGGGTCAACGGACACAGCGGGTCGTGAGTCATTCGGTCACCTCAACGCAGCCGTAGCACGCGAGGTCACGACAATAGTCCACATGGTCGCCGCCCCTGGGCAGGTCGGGCAAGACGTACTTGGCCCGCTCGTCGGCCCTGACCTTGGCAATTAGGTCGCACGGGCACTCGTAAAGGTGGATTGGGCCTTCAACGCCGTCAACCACAAGGGGACACAACGGGTCGTGGGTCATGCCGGCATCCTCTCAGCCCTGCCCGACATCGAGGCCAGGTCGACGCGCGATTATGGACAGCGTGAACCCCTAGGTTCCTGACATGGGCACCCATGACAGGGTGGCCTCATCCCAGAGCCAAGGGCCACCATCGGCAGGCATCGGCACAGGCGCATCCCAGAGAGCCGTGGCAGGGTTCAGCGTCCAAGACGGAAACGGCTGCGGGGGAATGAACGCGCCACCCTGCGCGGCCCATTCGGGCGCGTCGCTGAACGTGTACCCGATCCCCGCGTAATTGAACCGGAACGGTGTGCCGCCGTTAGCGTGCTGACCCGCGTGCGTGTTGTACGACGTGCGAAGCGCGCCGTAATACTGCTCCCAATTGACGCCGTCCTCGCCCTCATCCTTGCCAACAATGACCTGCGTGACGACGTTATCGGCGTCGAGGTATGCGTAATGCGCCATCATGCTCCTAAGCGAAGGTCACGGTGTCAGAGCCACCGGCTGCAGTGATCGTGTAGATGCGGCGACCGCCCGACGTAGTCGAGGTCTGCGTGACGCCACCGGAAAACGTCGCCGTGTTGGCATCTGGGATTGACAGGATGACAACCCCAGAACCGCCCGACTGACCGCCGCCGCTTCCACCACCACCACCGCCGCCACCTGTGTTTGGGGATCCCGCGGTATCACCAGAAGCGCCTGATCCACCTGTGCCACCACCGCCGCTCCCGGCTGAGCCGCCAGTCGCGCTAAAGGAACCACCGCCACCGCCACCAGCGCGTGTTATTGCCGATCCAGTGATGGTGGATGACACACCGGGACCACCAGCGCCAGCGTTGCCGTTTCCGCCGTTTGCATTTGCTCCGATACCGCCGGCACCACCGCCGCCGCCGGAAATTGTAATTCCGCCGATGTTGGCACCATTTCCACCGGCGTAACCTTGTCCCGTGGTTCCTGCGCCACCGGCGGACCCGTTGCCGCCACCGCCACCTCCAGAGCCGCCGGATGTCGCGGCGGCAGTGAGCCGTCCTGCTCCACCTCCGGTGGAAGTGACCGTATTGAACGTGGAACTGGAGCCATTACCCGGAGTGCCACCGCCTCCCGTTCCACCACCGCCAACTGTAAGGGCATAGGCCGTTCCAAAGATGACAGACATTGTTGCTTCAGCGCTGGCACCGCCGCCGCTGGACTGGCTTGGGACATTGCTTCGGTATCCACCAGCACCACCTGCACCGGAGGTTGTCGCACCACCACCACCGCCACCCGCGATGACGAGATACTGAACTGAAATGCTGAAATCGGTATCCGGCACTCGACTCAGCGGCGACTGCCCCCAGTCCTTGACCATCGTGCTCACGAATAGACGTGACCGCCTACTCATTAGGCGATCCTGTTGACGTAACCGTGGATCGTAATCACGTTAGTTGTCGCGGCGTAGGCGCGGACGACGAGCCCCGCAGAGCCGTCACCCGTCAGGGTTAGACCGGGGGCGACGAGGACCAGGCCCGACTGCGCGGGAATGGTTACCTTTATGTCGTCGTCCGGTGTCGCCGTGCCACCCATCTGGAACGTCGTCAGTACGGCAGCCGAGTGCCCGTTGTACGCGTACAGCCACACCTCGTCAATAGTCGTGGCTGACGTACCCGTGGTGTGGATGGTTGTGCCGCTCGATGTGGTAGCGGCCACCTTGATGCCTTTGCCCCGCGTGGAGCCGGACAGGAGGGTCTTAGTGAATGTAGCCATGTGAGTCTGTGCTCCTTATCCGAATACCTGTACGGCGAGGGCGATCTGGTCGTCCTCACCCGATGCCGTGACGGAGCCCCAGCGGAGTCCCGTGCTCTGTGTTGAGTCTGCGAGGAGTGCCTGCCCGTTACTGCCGACGGTCTGGGCCGCGACCGCAGTCCCGTTAGAGGAGATCAGCGCCCCTTTACTGTTCGCAATTAGGGCGTTCCCGACCGCCCCGATATCGGAGGGCGTGGGGAAGGGGTGGACGTGGTCTAGCCGGGCGACGTTGGTGGCGGTGCCTGGGGCCGCAGCTGCGGCCAGGGCGGCCGGGTTGCTAGTAGTGAGGGCGGCCGTGCCGATGGCCCCCACGTTGGCCGCCGTGGGCATCGCGTGAACGTGGTCCTGGCGGGCGGCCCGGTCAACGCTGCCAGCTGCCGACGACCCCAGCGCCGAGGCTGCCGTGCCGTAAGTGACTGCGAGCGTGGTGCCGGCGGTCTCTAGGCCGCTGCCGACATTGAGGCTGAACGTGTTGGAGGCGTAGCGGATGGGGGCGTTGGCGGACAGGCCAGCGAGGTCGCCCTGCGGGCCGGTCACGAGTACGAAGTCGAGCACGGCCGAGCCGCTGGTGCCGGAGTTGCTGACCGCTGCCGTGCCGCCAAACGCCACTGTGGTGACAGATCCGACCGTGACCGTGGCGGCCGAGCCGGTGGCGCCCGTCGCCCCCGTGTCGCCGCGAGGGATCACGAAGTCGAGGACCGCCGCCCCCGAGGTGCCCGAGTTGGTGACGCTGGCCGAGCTGCCCGCCGTGCCGGTGGTGACGCTGCCGACCGCGACCGTGGCAGCTGAACCCTGCGGCCCGGTGGACCCGGTCGCGCCGGTCGCTCCCGTAGGCCCGGTGTTGCCGGGAATAAGGGAGAAGTTGAGGACCGCCGCGGAGCTGCTCCCCGAGTTGGTGACCGTGGGGGTGCCGCCCGCCGTGCCAGCCGTGACCGTGCCGACCGTGACCGTGGCAGCCAAGCCTTCGGGGCCGCGGAGGCTGGCGTACTCCGGGCCGAGCTCGGCGGCCGGCGCCAGGTCGGCCAGGTAGACGGTGCCACCCGACCCGGCCGTGCCAGGCAGGAGCAGCGCATAGGACTGGCTGACCCCGTCGACAACCTCGCTGACCGTGTAGTACCAGTTGGCGGGCTGGAGGTCGCCGTCGTCGGTGACCGGCAGCGTTACCTGGAAGTTGCCCGCCGTGCCCAAAGTCTTGGTGACGCCCGAGTTGGGAAGGGCCACGTTGGCGCCCGAATTGGTCAACCACCTTGACGGGGTGAACGTGATCGTGCCCGTCGAGGGGTTGCCCTCGGGAGTGAGGAAGGTGCCGATTACGACGAGCGTCGACACGTTACCGGGCAAAGGCATTAGGCCTCCAAGGCTTCGATGCGGGCGCGCAAGTCTTCGATGGTGGCGGCCTGGTCTTGAACGACAGCCAAGACAGCAGCCAGCAGGGAGGTGTCAAGTACACCAGCGGGGCGGCCGTCCTCGTAGCGGGTGACAGCGATGGGGAGTTTGTCGGCGACGTCGTCAGCGATGAAGCCGAGCACGCGCCGCTCAGTTGGCTCGCCCTCGTCAATGACGGAGAACTCGGTGACGGCGACGTCGAGGATGGCCGACGGGTCAACCGTGGCGACGTCGCTGACGCGGTCGGGCTCAACACTTGCGGAGAGTGCGCCGGACAGGGGCGTGATGTCGTACTTGATTTCTTGGGAGGAGGAGATGCGGCGAAGGCGGTTGCCGGTGGTGATGCCGACGCTGTCGATGCCGGTCGTGTTGTTGGTGTAGACGCCAGGCATAAAGACGGCTGAGTCGGTGACGGTTAGGCCGCCAGAGATGTCTACGGATGGCAAGATTTGGAACGTGACACCGGAGTAGGTGCTGGAAAGTGACAGGTTGTTGCCGATGGCGTTGTGGGCTAGCACCCAGCCGTTGGATGTTGAGGCACCCTTGAATTGGACCGCATCGGTACTGCCGACTTCTCCGATGACCACGCGGCGACTGCTGAACGGGCCGCTGGTTAGTTTCTCTGCGGTTAGGTTGGCGACGTCAATGCGGGCGGCGGCAACCGTGCCGGTGGTGATCCGTCCCCCGTCAATCGTGGTGCTGCCGCCCGACCCAATGTCGCCGGGTGTCAGGTAGCCAGCGACGCTCGTCGAGGTGATGACCGCGCCAGTGATCGTGCCGCCCGTGACCAGCCCGCCTGAGACCGTGCCACCGGATAGGAAGGCTGCGTTGATGCTCCAGCCGGTGATCGTGCCAGCGACGATGCTGTTGGCCGTGATGGCGTTGGCGGCGATGTCGGGGGCGTTGATCAGGCCAGGTGTGCCGCTGGCTGCTGCGCCCGCGCTGGTGAAATTGCCTGCGGGGTCGGCTCCCCGAAGCCGGAAGTGGTAGGTGACGCCGCTAGTGAGGCCGACGACTGCAAGCCCGCCAGGGCGCACGAGGCGGCCCTTGAGGGTGCTGGCGTCTGGGGTGAACCCAGTGCCCGCCGTGGACATGTGAACCTCGACGTAGGACGTGTCCGAGGGCCACAGGTCGCCGGCCGAGTTGAGGCCGTTCCAGACGACGTTGATGCCCTGCACCGAGCCGATCAGTGTCGGCGCTGAGGGGGCGATAAACAGGCCAGGCGCGGGTGCGACCGGGGCGGGCTCGGTGCCGCCGCCAGTGCCAGGCGGCGGGGACGGGGGCACGATGGCCGTGGCATCCCCCGAGGAGGAAATGCCGGCGCCGAGGATGGAGGTGGTGCGGGCGAGGCGCTGCTCCCACAGCTGCGGGGCGCGCCGCATCTGGCCGTCAGGCACTTGTGATCACCTCAAGCTCGGGCTGGAAGGACACGCCGCCGCCCTCCTCCTTGAGACCAATGGACAAGATCCGCGCCTTGTTGGGCAGGCCCGTGCCCGACGGGTTAGGGATCGAGACGACGTCGCCGACCGCGAAGTCCACATAGGGGACCGCGCCGGTGGTGACAACGACCTCGACGCCTTGGGCGAGAACCTGCGTCTTGCCGGTACGGGCGAGGACGCGGTTGGCCTGGCGCTTGGCGACGTCCTCGGATGCGGTGTTTCCGTACTCAAGGAAGGTCTCGCGCCAGCCGTTGGCGTCCCGAAGCGTGTTGTCTGCGGTGCGCAGCCAGCCGTTCTTGGTGCGCACCAGGGCGACGGTCTTGAGGGGCCGCTCGACGCTGGTGGCGAACCGGGCGAGGTTCTGCCCGGTGTCGAGCAGCACGGTGGCCGAGCGGTCGGTGCCGCGGGACTCCCAAGCCTCAAGCTCAAGGGTGGACGGGTCCAGCCAGAAGTCGTGGCCTAGGTCGACCATGTCGTCAAGAACGGTGAGCAGGGTGGCGCCCACCTTGAGGGTCAGGTCCGCCTCGGTAGTCCACGAGCCGCTGGTCGGCGCGGAGTTGGTGAACCCGTAGGTGAGGCGGTTCATGCGGTACACGCCGCGCGTAGAGGCTTCCTCAGCGAGGGTCTTGAGGATCATGGCCGGGCGCCAGTAGGGCTCGGTGGAGGACACCTGCCACGAGGTGTTGGTGCGCACGACGACCGTGTCAGTCTCTTTGCCGTCGGAGTTGACCTCAATGCCGGTGAGAATGAAGCCGGCCGTGTTGTCCACCTTGAGGCGCAGGTCGATCTTGCCGTTGGTGGTTACGTTCACGATGGTGCCGTCAGAGTTTGTGGTGGCGAGTTTGAAGTCGTCGTCGGTCTTGGCGCGCACAAAGTAGGTGGTGCCTGCGTTGAGCCCGGTGGCGCCTGACTTGTCGGTGACGGTGACCTGGGTGCCGTTTGCGAGGCCGTGGCCGGAGCAGGAGACCTTGTCGTCGCTTGCGGTGACGGCGAGGTCGTAGCGCTGCCAGGGCTTGTCGTTCTTGACTCTGGCGGCGAGGGTGTGGCTGCCGATGCCGAGGCGTATGGTGAACCGCGCCATTTGGGTGAAGGAGGCGGCCTCTTGGTCGAAGTCGCTACTGGACATGATCTGCTGGCCGTCGAGGAAGACGTCCATGCTGTTGTCGCAGGAGGCGTAGAACTTGACGCGGGTGGCGTCGGTGAGGGTGAAGTCGCGGTAGAACCAGTTGACGGTGCCGCGCTGCACAACAGTCTCGGGGTTGGTCCGCCAAATCCACTGCGCCGAGGGGTCTTTCCACCTGACCGGGAGGTTCTTGCGCGAGGTGGTGTCGTTCTTCCACTGCACACCAAGGGCGGCCTGGTAGTTGCCGGAGGACCGCCAAGACCCCGGTCCCGATGCCCAGTTGAACGGCCGGTCGGGGGCGAGGAAGTCAGCGAGCCCGCCCTGCGGGTAGAGCACGGCGTCCTCAAGCCAGGCCAGCAGCCCGCGCCCCGAAGCCGTAAGCGTCTGCTGCCCGCTCGCGTTGGCAAGATCCCGGTCACGGGTCTCAACAAACCAAGCGAACCTGACCGCGTCGCGGTAGATGACGCGCACGACGGCGTCCTTCACCAGCAGCGCAGCGTCCGCAGAGAACAGGGGCACCGTGACGGTGCCGTAGCCCGGCTGGTTGAACTCATCCACAAATTCGCTGGTTAGTGACTGCGACAAAGTCCCCTGATAGGTCTGGTTCAAGGGGTCGTAGACGTCGAGGCGCAGATGGGTCACAGCCACGCCGCCCGGTAGCTCATGGTCACGCTGCCGCCGCCCGTAACGACCAAAGTGTTATTGCCAGGCTTCAACGTCAGCCGGGCCAGGCCGGGGTAGGCGGAGTTGGTGATCCGCTGCGACCCGGCGCCGATGGAGTAGGTGAGGGTGATGTCTTGGGTGGGGGCGTCGCCGTTGACGTTGACGACGGTGGTGCCGGCCAGTGCGGTGCCGGGGGTGTAGGCGGACTCGTACCAGAACCCGTCCATGAGCTGCACGTCGAAGGCGACGCGGACGACCCGGTTCGACAGCGCCTCGGACTGCTCGAGGCCGCCGAGGTAGCGGGCCGTGGCCGTGTGCGTCGGGGTGCCGGCCGTGTCGATCGTGCGCGAGATCGTGAATGTGTCGCCGCCGTTGAGCACGAGGGAGCCGAGGCTCTTGAGGTTGGTCTGCATCGCGGGCCGAGTCAAGCCCGCGACGATGCCGCCGAACGTGACCACACGCGGACCCCACCACGGGGTTGCGGCGATGGCGCCGGTGCGGCCCGGCACCGAGTAGTCGTCCTGGCGCAGCGGCGCGACGCCGATGTTGCCGTCAATGACCTGGAGGTGGGTGAGGAATGTGGTGACGTCGGTCGCGCCGATCTTGTACGTCTCAGCCATTCACGCCTGCCAGGAAAGCCGCGCGACGCAGCGCACGGGGAAGGGATGTCTCGGCACGCTCACCGGGTGCGGAGACCACATTGATAGTGCCGATCTGGAAACCGCCCGCCGATCCGGAGCCAGTAGGGGTCATGCCCGCCAGAGGGTTGATGCCGCGGTTTAGCTGCGAGAACAACTCCGAGCCGAACTGGTTGACGGCTTGGCGACGCATAATGAACTCGCCGGGAGCAAGCATGGCCGGGACGGAATCCATGCCGCGGGATATTCCGCCGCCAGCGAAGTAGCTGGGGACGATGCCGCCCTTGGCGCCGTACCACTCCTCCGCGGAAACGCCTGGAGGGCGGCCACCGACGGTGGTCGTCTTGACGGTCACTTCAATGGTCTTGGACTTCAGCTGGTCAAGCATGACCTGGAGGCCGCTGACGTCTACACCGGCTTCGTCAAGATCGTCAATGAGGGCTTGGAACGGCTCAAGCAGCAGCGCCCGAGTGCCAGAGTCCATCTTCGTGTTCTTGAACGCATCGGCAAGAGTTGTCAGGCCTTGGCTGGCTACTGATGCGCGACCGGCCAACGTCGTCTGGGACTCAGCGTAAGACGCGGTCTCGGTGATCAACCCCTTGAGAAGGTTGAAGTTCTCCTCACCCTTCTCGCCAAAGATATTGACCGGGGTGTTCGTCTTTTTGAAGGCATTGCCAACATCGTCAATAGCCTGCCGGAACGAAACTACCTGCTCCGTTTTGTTGATGGCGGCAGCGAAGATGTCAAACTTCGCGGCGGCGTCTTCAGCGTCATCGCCCGACTGGGTGATCTCGTTGCCCAAGTCGTCAACGTAGGTGACAGCGTCGCGACTAGCGTTGGCAGTGCGCACCACCGCGTCTTGATAGCCCGCGTGCTTGTCGGCGACGGTGTCGAACTCAACGCCAGTGTTCTCAAGATCGCGACGCAGCGTGCTGACCCATTCCAACGGCGACGGGTTGAACGTCTTGATGGTCTGCATAAACGTCACAAAGCCACTGTCAGCCTCGCCAGTCTCAGACTTTAGGAGACCCATGATGTCCACAAGGTCGCCCAGGCCGTTGACCTGAGTGGCGACCATCGCGCCTAGGCCTTCCATTGCGGGCTCAAGAGACTCAAGCGCACCAGTAAGGGAGCGTGTGCCCTCCTCGCTGCCTTGCAGCCCGTTGAGGAATCCGGTGCCGAGGGATTCCTGCAACTCGCCAAAGGCGACGCCAAGCCGCTTGATGCGGCCTTCGTAGGTGTTGGCGGCTCTTGCGGCCTGCCCCCCGAAGACGTCATTAAGTTCAGCGGTGACCGTCCGAAGGTCCCCAGACTTGAGAGCGGCCGCGGACAGGGGCACGCCAAGCCGACGCAAGGCAGTGGTCTGGCCGTTGGCAGCCTTAGACAGCGCCATCGTGACGCTGCTCAGGTCTCGGCCTGAGCCTGCGGAAACGTCTAGCGCCAGCGACATGAGCCGCTGGGCCTCCGCAGCGTCGCCTGTGGCGTTGACCAAAGTGACCATTGCGGGGCGCAACTGGTCGTCGGCGACACCCGTGGCCCGTGCCATGCCGTCAATGAATGACTCGACGCCTTCTAGTGCCGTGGTCTCGCCCACGTTGTTGAGAGCCTGAGACAGCCGAGTTATGGCCGCTTCTTCGGCGGCAGCAGCCTTGACCGCGTCAACACCGAACTTGACCGCGAAAGCGGCGGCAGCGGCGCCAGCCAGCGCAAGGTTGGGTGTCAGCTGGTTACGAAACCCGCTGGCAAGTTGGTTGATAGGACCCTGAGCCTTCTTGGCGGTCCGGTCCATGCGCTGCAAATCGCGGATCGCAGCCTTCAGCTGCTTGTCGGTGTAGGTCGCACCGACGATGATGTTGATGCCCTTGCCTGACCCAGACATGGTCGCCATTAGGGCATCCTCCGATTTACCTCAAACACTGCCTTGTCGCAGGCGGCCTCAACTTTTCTTAGGGCTTCGCCGTAATTGGCCTTGATTGCTGCCCGGCCTAGACGCCCTTGATATTTGCCTGACTGCACAAGGGGGGCATGACGCTGCAAATTGGCGATGAATTGGGCTCCGTCGCCGCTGCCTCCTGGGCCGCGGAACGTGCGCCCACCCTTGACACCTGCGGATTCGTAGATGATGGCGGCAGCGTTACTTGATTGGGTTTTGATGGTGACGGACATGCCGCGCCTACTTGAGCTGGCCCGAATCGGCGACCACGTCACAGCGCTGTCCCACCCCTTGCCGCCGCGTCCCCTGCCCTGCTTGCCTTGTGGGTTTGCTGTGGGTGTAGTTCTCCAGCCGCTCATGGGAGGGTCGGACGGGGCATTTGCATTTATGTAGGCCGCGATTTGTTTGCCGACGCTGGAGATCTCTTTGCCAACTTGCTTGGCGGTTTCCGGCTCAATGGTGCGCAAAGCCTTGACTGCCTGGTCGGCTCCCTCAATGCGCACCGTGAAGTCGCCCATGTCAACTCCTCCGGCTTTCTTGCGCGCGCCATGCCAGATATTTGGACATGGTAAAGATCATGCGGTCGGACTCAGCCAGCACGGCGGACGGCGCGAGGCCGTATTCGTAGGCCAAGTGGACGATTAGCCAGTGGGCGTTGTCGTCCCCTCCAAAGGGACGATCTTCCCCTGACCAAACTCAACGTTCTCAACCTTGTCTAGCCAGGTGTTGAAGTCGTCGGCCGTGCGGGCGGTGCGCTGCAGTGAGTGCCACGCAAGCCAGCAGGCGTCGGTGAGGCGGAAGTCGTCGGCAAGGCGGGCGATGGAGCGGTCGTGTGCCTGCTCAAAGGCCACCTGGTCGGCGACCGAGGCCGTGGCCTCGGCCGCCGTGCCGTCGGCGTAGGTGATGGTGAACTGGATGCGCAAGGGATTCTCCTAGGCCTAGAACGTGCCAGCGGTGGAGCGGCTGATTTCGCCGATGGCGGGCCACGTCACATCGAATGTGGTGAGGTCGCCGACCTGGCCGTTGACGGGCGTCTGCTGGGAGCAGAGGACCGGGATGGTGTAGAGGGGTGCGGCTGCCGTCGCGGTGCCCTGGGTGAGGCTGGTGCCCGCTAGGATGACGACGTTGGCGGTGCCGCCGAACACGGTGCCGAGGACCGTGTTGGCTTCGGATGCGTCGTATCCAGCGTGGAACGAGATGGTGACGCTGGCGTCCTTGAGGCCCGCGATACGGCTGCGGCTGTTTGCCCCAAACCCGGTGACCTCGATCTCGTCGACAGTCTCAGTGACCTCAACACTTGCGATGTTCGTCGTGAGCTCGGTCCCGCCGACCTTCACGCGAAGATTCTTTCCGATGAACTTTGCCATTGTGCTATCTCCTTAGCCGGCGGCGATGACCGATACGTTGAACTCGGCGGTGTGGTAGGTGACGTCCCCAATGGCGAGCGAGCCCTGGTTGGTCATTTCGGTGACTCGGCAGTCCAAGGCTTTGCCCCCTAGGGTGCGGTCGCCTTCGATTGCCGCCTTGACTGAACGGTTGCCGCTTGATTCGCAGTAGCCGTCCAGCGTGGTCTGTGATGCCCGGTCGGCGACGCGGCCGACGATGAGCATGATGGTGAACTGGTATTCGTCCGACCCGCGTCCGAAGGCCTGGTCGTAGGTGATGCGGCCTGGCATCACGACCGCGACCGGGGGCTGCGGGTTGTCGGGAATGTAGGCCGAGGACCGCAGGCCGCTGATGGTGGCGAGCCTGTTGGCGAGCCCGGTGCGTAGATCAGTGAGGGCGGTCATGCGACACCGTTGACGCGGCGGTAGCCCTCGACGAGCTGCACGACGTCAGGGTCAAGGCCGCGGCTCACCCGCATGATTCCCATGTCGCCGAAGCCCGCAACGCCGAGGGGACTCTGCAAGCGGCTGAAAATTCTTGACGACTGCAAGATGGTGGCCTGGGTGACCGTGACGGGGATGTTGGGCCAGCCGAAGACAGCCCGCACCTTGATTGAATTCTCTGGCCCCGTGGGGAACGAGTAGTCGCCGATGGCGCGGATGCGGGTGAACGGCCACACGACGCCGCCGAGGTAGTCGTTGATGGGCTCGGGCTGGGCGTCGCCCTGCCCGCCAGCGGTGCCAATCGTCCAAGTCGTGTCGTACACGCCATCAAGGCCCGTGGACGTTTCGACCTGGGCGATGGAGCGGGCGTCGTCGATCTGCACGACGTAGGGGTTCTCGGTGTTGTAGTAGCGGGTGACGGTGCCGGCGTTGATGAAGTTCCTGCCGCAGTAGGCGTCGATGAGGCGGGACGCGGACTCGACGGCCATCTCGAGGAGGGCGTCGTCGGTGGCGTCGCCGGACGGGATGCGCAGCGCAGACTTGATCTGCGCCAGGGTTGCGTAGCCGTTGCTAATCGCCACGGTCAGCCTCCGATTTCGTAATGCTTCCGCATCCAGTCGACGGTCAGGGGAAGTCCCTGAGCGAGCCTTGTGCGCGGGTTGTGGTGCAGCAGTGCCTTGGCCTTGGAGATGTCAGGCTTCTTGCTGGTGACGTTGTGCTTGTCCAGCGGCAGCCGGTTCACCAAAGACGGGTGGGCGCCGGTGACCTTGAGCAGCATGTTTGCCATGTCCTCGACGCTGACGTACTCGTCGCCGCCGACGTTCACGGTCTCGCCTGGGGCGAAGCTCGTGGCGGCGTTGGCGAGGGTCGCGATGAAGTCGCCTTGGTACATGAAGACCCGGTGGTAGTTCTCATACACCGTGATTGGCTTGCCCGTCAGCAGCCGGTAAGCGAAGAGGCAGACGACTGAGCGGTAGTCGTGATATCGCTCGCCGGGGCCGTAGGCGTTGAAAAACCGCAGCGTCATGGTCTTGTTGCCGTAGCGGTCCGCGAAGTTGCGGATCTGCTCCTCGTTCACGCGCTTGCTGATGGCGTAGTCGTTGGTCAGGCGCGGCTGGGCGTGCTCGAGGAGGTAGCGCTCGTCGATGGCTTCGGCGTCGGCCTCACCGTAAACCTCGGAGGAGGAGGCGAAGACGTGGCGGAAGCCGCGCTCACGTTGAAGCTCGAGTACGTTGCGGGTGCCGATGGCGTTGGTGCGCCACACCTGCTCGTAGTGCTCCTCGCCGTTGATGCGCCCGAACTCGGCGGCTAGGTGGTAGACGAGGTCGAAGTCGCCGACGCGGTCGAAGGCGGCGCGCAGTTGCCGGTAGTCGGCGACGTCGGCGCGCACGGTCTGGGGCTGGCCGGTGTGCTGGAGTTCAATGCCCCAAACGTCGTGGCCGCGCTCGCGCAGCTCGGCGATTAGGGGGGCGCCCAATGTGCCGGCGGAGCCGGTGACAACGATCTTCATGCTGTTTCCTCCACAATCCGCCAGAACTTGTGGGGCTGTTCGGCGAGGACGGTCGCAGGGTCGCCGGGCTCTAGCCGCCCGACGAGGGAGTTGGTGACGATGTCGCAGCCAGCGAGGTTGGCCTCGATGACGACGAGGGGGCAGGCGTCCCGCTCTTTGGGGAGGTGGACGAAGTATTTGGCGCGGGCCATGTGGTCAAGGACGTCCTCGTGCGGGGCGTTTTCCAGCTCGACGAGTTTTAGGCCTTGGCGCTGCGCCCAAATGCGGGCGTTGAGTTTCCCTTTGGCCGGGTGCTTCCTGCCCGCAAACAAGGCAAAAGGTTCCTTATCGGCGGGGGCGACGCAGTCCGGTGGGACAGGGGAGTGAATGAAGGCGTCGGCCCGGTCGGTCCACTCGGCTTCCCAGCCCATGTGCGCGCGGCTCATCGTCAAGAACCGCGAGGCCTGGCGGAACAGGTCAGCCTTGGCCGGTGTGCGGTGCTGGGCGTGCTGCACCCAAACGATGGGCCTGAGAGCCGCTAGGAAATTCATGGAGGCCTCGGAGAGTTTGTCGGTGCCTCCGACTACTACCCGGTCAAACCAGCCGTCTGCGGCGCTCTCAGCGTCGGCTGGCTCGATGTACATGACCTCGACACCAGCTGGCGCCGCCGAAACCATGTAGTCGGTGTTCCGTTCCGCCCCACCCGCATACTTCCCAGGCAGCAGCGCCGCGTGCCTTTCCTCAACCCTGGGGATGTGGTGCGTGACCCAGGCGACCCTCATGGCGCGAGGAGGATGTCAAGCGCTGGCCGCCAATATCTGTCGAACACAACATCGGCGTCGTAGTTGGCGGCGAAGTCAATGGCCTGCTGGGATCGGCCCCGGCCTCGCACGTAGGCAGCCTCGAGGTTGTCGACGATGCTCGGCACGAGAGGCGTGAAGAACCAGCAGCCTTGAGGTGCGTCCCAAGCCGGTTGCACGTCGCAGAGCCAGCCGTCGCCGACGAGCTCGGGCTGGGCGGTGGCGTTGGACACGATGACGCGGGTGCCGCAGGCCTGGGCCTCGACGGCGGGGATGCCGAAGCCTTCGCCTCGGCTGGGCTGAAGCAGCACGTCCATGCCGGTGTAGATGCTGGCAAGGGCTTCCTTCGGGATGCCCATCCGATAGGAGTACGAGTCAGCGAAGGCGACCCGGTCCATCGGCACGCCCGTCGCGGCCAGCAGCGCCCGCAAATCAAGGCCGGACATCGCTGGGCTTGGCTCGGTGTGCAGGTAGAGCCAGACGTCGTCGTGCTTCTGCATCACCATTGCGGCGGCAAGGAAGGCTTCAGCAAAGCCCTTCCTATCTACGCCCCCCTTATTTGCGGAAATCATCCCTATGACGTAGGCGTGGTCGGGGATGCCCATCCATGTGCGGGCGGGCACCTGGCCGTCGCTGCCCTGCATCAACTCCGTCGGCTTGAAAACCTTGGTGTCGATGGCGTGCGGAACATATAGCGCCTCAACGTCGTGGCGCTCAATCGCGTCAAGCCCGAACTGAGACATGGCAATCGGTGTCACGTTGGGGCGCTTCAGCCACTCGATGACCGGGGCCGGTGCGGGGAAGTGGTCAATGGGCACCCAAGACGCGACGCGGTCAAGTACGTCCCACCCGCCGCCCTTGAAAACCCAGCAGTCAAACAGGGTAATGACGAGGGCCTGCTGCCCGGTCGGACGACCGAAGTCCATCGCATAGGCAGGGATCACGTCGTTGGAGTAGACGTCAAGGCCACGCGGGTAGACCGGCAGGCCTTCCCACTCCATCGTTGAGCCCTCCAGCCCGTAGTTGGAGGCGATGGCTACTTCGTGGCCGGCGGCTTTGATTCGCCGGGTGGCTTGCTGGGTTTGCTCGCCGTAGCCCGTGGCCGTCCAGGGCGCGTTGCTGGCCCAGAGGATTCTTCGTGCAGCAGTCCCAGCCGGAGCAGCTGCTCCCTCTCGGGCGGCGGCACGTCTAGCGGGATTCCCAGAACGTGAATTGTGGCGAGAGTTTGAGGCTTTCGTGGCATGGGCCACCGTTTCTCCTAAGTGTGCGCAGGGGGTGTGGATGGCCCCGCCCCCCTGCGCAAAGGCGGGGCCATCCACGTCTAGGTGCCTAGTGACTAGGCGGTGCCGCCGGTGAACCGCTTGACGTGCGACGTCTGCGGCAGGTTGCCGTCGACGCGGATCTGGAAGCGGAGCGTGACCTGCCCGGTGTTGAAGGCGAAGTCGTCCGAGCGAGCCACGTCGATGCCGCCCACGGTGCGGACGTAGTACGACGGGAAGTGACCGGCGATGACGGAACGGGCGGCAGAGCCGACCGAAGCCATCGCTGGGTTCTCAATCAGCGGGTAGCCGAGGATCTGATCAGGCTGTCCCGGCTGGATCGTCGGAACGAAGACGTAGTCACCCGACGACGTCTTGAGCTTGCGCATGGCGCCGATGCTGGCGCCGTTAGCCATGACCCCAAAGCCGGGCAGGCGGCGAGCCGCACCATCCAGCGAGTAGACGAGGTCGATGAGATCGTCAGCCGTGAACGCGCCAGTGCCGCGCGTGCCCGCAATAGCTGTGCCGCCCGTGACGCCAGCCGATGCAGCGACGGTGATGCCGTTGGGCTCCACCGTGCCGGTGCCCAGCGTAAGCCGATCGTTGACGCGGAAGCCGATCTCGTTGCCGGCCTGACGGCCAAGGAAGCCGATGACGTCAATGTTGCTGTCGGCCAGGAACTCCTGCGAGACCTGCACGAGGAAGGCGTACTTGTAGGCCTTGAGCGTGGTGCGGCCGAACGTCGGGTCCGACTCGTCGATCGTGGCGGCCTCGGCCTCGATTCCTGCCGTGGAGAACGTTGCCAGCGACGGAAGAACGAGATCCTCACCGGACGCAGTGTTGAGGACGGTGACCACGTTCGGGTCAAGCATGGGTCCGACGAGGCGGGCCTGGTCAATGACGACATCGGAGAATGACGTCGGCACGGGGGCGTTGCTGCTGGTCTTGGCAATGTCGCGCTTCTCGAACTTGAACGAGTGCGCGCGGCGCTCGCCAGCCAGGATTGAACGAAGAATGTCGGAATCGGACTCGGCCGCAGTGCGGGCCTCAACCGGGCGGACGACATCCTCAAGGCCACGCATGGACTGAGCGATCTCGCGCTCGCGCTTCTCAGCCTCAACGAGCGTGTCGATCATCGCGCGCTTGTCGTCAAGCTCCGCGAACGTGCGCTCGACGAACTCGCGCTCCTCGCCGGACAGGTCGCGGCTCTCAGCGGCGGCCTCGTCCATCTTTGCCTTTGCTGCGTGGTACGCCGACTGGCGATCCTCCACGAGCTTCTTCAGGTACTCACTCACAGTTCACCCCTCCTTGGGGTCTCGGTTTGTTGGATTGCGCGCAGGTGTTTCTTGCGGAATCCCGCCGAGGCTCCTCAGAGCGGGTAAACCCGACCGCGGCTCGCGCGGCCAGGAAGTCTCAGGCCTTGAAGGCCAGGTCGAGCTTGGTCTTGAGCAGGTTGATTTGGCTGGCGTCGTGCGCCACCGGCTCAACCACAGGCTCGGGCTGCGGCTCCGGCGACAACTTCGCCACCACAGCAGACAGCAGACCAGCCTGATCCATCGTCAAAGTGGCCCCGCGCTCGAGCGCCTCAAGCGCGCCATTGAGTGCGTCAGCGTCCTCGCCTGTAACCTCGGCCAGCATGTCCAGGCTGCGCACCGCGGCAGACGTCTGTCGATATGCCGGGAACGCGACTATGGAAGTCTCATGCAACCGCACCTGCTGAAGTGTGCGCTGGCTGCCGTCCTCATTCCACTTGTCGCCGCCGCGAGGAACCGAGAAACCGAAACTCATGGAGTCAATCACGCGCGGGTTGCCGCCTCCACCGAGCAGCACCGCGAGGTCGCGGCCGTCAGTCGTGTCCGGCAAGGTCGCCTTGACCAGCAGGCCGCGACCGTCTTCCTCAAGCGTCATCGTCTTGGAGCGGGTTGACGCCAAGGGGCGGGCCGCGTCGTGATTGACGAGGAGGAAGACGTTGTTGCGGGACTTGAGTGACCGGGCGAAGGCCCCAGGGGCGATGGTCTCGGTGAACGGCAGGGGCTCGCTCGGGGAGTTGAAGACTGCTGCGTATCCCTCGAAGCTCATACCTTCGGGGGCTTCGCGGACCTCAAGGTCATCGACGGTGAAGGTGCGGGTTTCCATTTTGCTCATCGGCCCTCCTAGACCTGGGCGTTCTCGGCCGGCTGCAATTGGTTAGACGCCAGGCCGGTGTGGGCCATTGCTGGCAGGCCGAGCGCGGACAGCACAGCTGCGGGCTCGTAGCCAGACTGGACAAGTTTCGCGGCCATCTCGACGCGCTCGCGCTCCTCAACAATGCTGGCTGAGTTGACTGCAATGTTGGCGAGCGGGACGCGCGGGTTGTCGCCGCCGTCAACCGGGCGAAGATCCATCAAGCCGCGGGCCTCATTGACGCTCATGTATCCGGCCTGCAGTGCGGTAGAGAACACCTGCGCCTGCGTTGCCGAGTCACCTCGAAGAAGGCCATCCATGTTAACGCGCAGGAACACGTCGCCAGGGAGGAGGCGGTTGTGGGCCTCCTCGATGGCGGCGATGAGCGGGGTCAGCGAGTAGCGGGTGAACTGGATGGCGTTGTGCTCCACCGAGGCGTAAGACATGGCGCCGGGAGTGTTCAATCCGATCATGCTAGGAGGGCAACGAAAGACCCTAGCGACCTCTTCTACCGCGAACTGGCGGCTCTCAAGCATCTGAGCCTGCTCGCCATCCGAGCCAGTCTTCACAAACTTCGCGCCACCCGACAACACACCTGGACGGTGCGCCTTCTTCAGCCCCTTGTGCCCAGCCTCAAACGCGTCGACCAGATCCTTCGCCTGCTCCTGCGTCAAGTTGCCAGGAAACTCAATCATTCCCGAAGTGTTGGCACCGTTGGAAAAGTACCGCGACGCAAACTCATCCAGCGCCTTCGCCAGGCCCAGCGTCTGCTTCAGCTCGTCCACCCGGCTCACACCCTTGAGCGAACCAGGGCGGCGCATCTCGGGAATGTAGAGCACATCCTCGCCAGGCAGCACGGCTTGGCCCCCGTCAATGACGAACTCGCGCAAACGGGTCGCCGGGTTCCGGCGAATGTCCACACGGGTCGGATCAAGCGGCTGAAGCGCAACGATCTCGCCGTTGCCGTTGCGCAGGATCTGCACCACGGCCCCATGCGACAGCAGCATCGACACGACGATCTGCTTGTAATACTCAATTCGGCTAGAGCCGGGACCCTCGGGCTCGTACACCCAGGCCGGTCGCGGCCGATAAGGAAGTCGGTTGCCGTCGCGGCGAATGAACGTGTCCACCGGCAGCGTCGAGATCGTGTCCGACAGCAGGCGCACGCAAGCGTAGGCAGCACCAATCTCGAGGGCGTTCTTCTGGTTGACGACCGTGCCCGCCCAAGTGGCGAAGCCCGAGACGTCGATGCCGGAGCCCCAGACCTGCTGGTAGGAGAGGTTGCGCTCCTCCATCGGCTGACCGCCGAACAAGTTTGCGAGCATCAGAGGCCTCTCTCAAGCGCGACACCGAAAGCCAGGCCGCAGACCCCAGCAACAACGAAACCGAGCCAAGGCGCCACAAGGGCGCACCCGACAATGAGCGCAACGCAGCCAGCGATCTGCAAAGCAAGGGCGATGCGCATACGGCTCCTAGACTGAGAAGAAACTGGCGACAGGTGCTTCGGGCTCCGCCTCGCGGCGATGAGTAGCCCGGTCAAAAGCGATGATCGCCGCCACTGCGGCGTCAATCTTGCGAGGAGAACCCCGGTGTTCCTTGACTACCCGCGGCCCTTTTTGGTCGGTCTTGATGACGCAGTTGTCCAGGTGGCGGGCAAGAGCGGGAGCATGATCGTGCGCGACCTGGCCTGATACCACCGCGTCAAAGAACTTGGCCGTCGATGGCACCATGCGAGCTGGGCTGCTCGATGGGTACTCAGTAATCGGAACCCCGGCCTCGGCCAGCGCCTCCATGCTGCGCTGCCAGCGGTACGGGTCACACGCAACCTCAACCACATTGAGCCGGCCGCACGTCTCCAAGATCCGAGCCTCAACCCCGCCAATGTCCACCCGCCAGTCGTCACGGTCGGTAGGCTGCTTCTCCCACATGTCGACCAGCCAGACGCGCGGGGTCTCCTCAATCGTGACGCCGACGATGGCCGTCGTGTCACCTGAGAACGAGCCGTCGAAGCCGAGCACGACCGGGGTGCCGTCATCCAATGGCGACATCTCCGGCAGCTCGTCCCAGGCGCCGTGCGGCAACCAAGCCTGCTGAGAGGACACGAAAACGTTGGTGCGCTTCGTGCGGAACTCCGCCTCCGGAGTCCGCTTCACCGAGGACTCAAAATCCTCGGGGTCTTGGATGTCGCCGTAGCCAGGGTTGGCGATCTGCCAATTCTTCGGGTCACGGTGGTCACAGTCAGGGTCCGCCTGCCACCAAGCACCGAAAAACGACGGGTCTTCAACCTCGCCGGCCGCGACCCGCTGCGCATACTGGTACAGGCCATAACAGACCGAGTCCTGCCCGGTAGAATCTGTGCGCACACCAGCGGTCGTAATCGCCAGAGTCAAGGCGTCATAGCGCGCGGCCTGCGCCAGCGTCATCACGTCCCAGAGTTCACGGTTGGGCGCGGCGTGCAGCTCGTCATAAACGACCAAAGTCGGCGACAAGCCTTCCTTCGTAAACGCCTCAGAGGAAAGCACCCGGTACACCGAGCCCGTCGCCGGGATCTCAATGGCGTCCCGATACAACTTCGCCTGCTCGGCCAAGTCCGGTGACATTTCCACCATCTGCTTCGCCGCACCAAACACGATGCGCGCCTGGTCCCGGTCAGCCGCGCACGAATAAACCTCGCCGCCGCGCGGACCCATAAACAGGCCATAGAGGGCAATGCCAGAGCCCAATGCGCTCTTGCCATTCTTCCTAGCAAGTCCCACGACACCTACCCGGTGCCGATATCTCGCATCGGCCCGACGGGCAAACAAGTTGTCCAACAGTTTGCGCTGCCAAGGTCGCAGCAGCAAAGGCTCACCAGCCCGGCCGCCCACCGAGTCCTTCACCTGAGGGCACAAGGCCTCAATGAACTCAGTAACCAACGGGCCGTCGCCGCGCTTGATGTCCGCAGCAGGGACAGGGGTCAGGATGGCCGGCGGCCAGCCTTTGATCTTTCGGGCTGCCATGCGCAGGTGGCTCCCTTACTTGGACCGCTTGGCCTGCAACTTCTCCAGCGTCGAAGCGGCCTTGACTTCGGCCAAGCCCAGGCGGGCACGGGCCGTCGGGTTGAAACCGAGCTGGGTCAGCCAGTCAGCGATCTCCCGGTTGAGTTCGCGCAGCTGCTTGCGGGCCTCGGTCGACGACTCCGCCACAGGGAGCAGACGCTCACGCTCCTCAAGCGACTCGCGCAGCATCGCCAGCTGCACCCCATCGGTGCGGGCAAACCAAGCCGAGCCCGCCTGCATGATGTCGGCGAACAGGTCGGCGGCCTGGCGCTGGAACGGCTCCAAGTCAACGGGCTCAACCGCGACTAGGGCACCGCGGTTGTGCTTGGCGGCGTTGAAGGTGCCTGTTCGCCGATGCTGCTCAACGGGCTTTGGAGGTCGACCTCTAGGGGCCATCTAAAACCTCCAGGCGAAGTCTGAGTTTCGGAGCGATTTGTGTGTGGGTACTGAGCGGGTAACCAGATCGTGTGCCTGTCCAACTTCCGACCGGGTCCCGGTCTATCCCAGGGGGAGGGGGCGGGTCCCTCTCGACGAGTTACACGACCGATGAGCCTTAGCGAGCGGGCTGGCCGGGTCACCTGGAAGCAGATGGTCAGCGGTCCAGATGTCCTTAGGCCCGAGGGTGTCCTTGCCGCATATCCAGCAGGGACCGGGGGACTGCCTGACTTGCCTAGCCCGCTTGGGGTAGTCGCCTGCGTAGTGAGGGCGTGGCCCCCGTTCCCTGGCCCGCTGCTTGGTGAGGCGGCAGGGCTCGCAGCGGGTGGCGTTACTGGTCAACGATCCACAGTCCAGGCAGGGTCGGCGGATCACTAGCGCTCTGGGTACTCGTTGGGCTGCATCACTCGAGTCTCGCGGCGCGGGCCGGAACGGGCGATGCGGTTGCGTTGGTCGAGGAGGGCGTCGGCCCATCGGTGCCAGTCGTCGTCGCGCTTGGTGTTGAGGCTGGTGTAGACGAGGGCTTCGTCGATGTCTTCAACGGTGACGCTGGGCTGGGCAGGGTCGGGCTTGGCGCGGGTAGTTGTCTGCTGCGCCATGTCCTCTCCCTTAGATTGCGTACTTAATCCCGTTTCGGTTGATGCGAAACTCTGCTGGGCCTGAGCCGCGATCAGGTGGTCCGTCACCACGAGCAGCGCGCTGGAGCATGTCAGCCAGCCATAGCGGATCAACAGCCTCAACGTCTTCGGGGCGTATTCCCACATAGGCCAAACTTCCCGTGGCGTGAAGCGTGTTCTGTCGTGGCGTAATCGCCTCGAGGTTGCTAAGCCGATTGTCGTCGCGCTGCCTGTTTCTGTGATTGATCACCAGGCCGTCGGCGATGGGACCGTGGACGGCCAGCCACATGACGCGATGGGCTAGTACCTGCTTGCCGTTGGGCAGGCTTATGCGGACATAGCCATGAACCGTCTTGCAGGTTGCTGGCTTGCCGTGCAGGTAGACGACCCCGAGGTCGGCGTTGATTGTGAGCGTGCCTGCATCTAATTGAGCGAGCGCATGATCATCGTTACTCTTGGGCATGTCGTCCTCCAACTAGGACGGCTAGGACCCTCAACGGCGGCAACCGTTGGGGGTCATTTACTTAAGGTGATCCTTCGGCTCAACCTGATTTTGGGCGCACGAAGGTAGGCCAAGTGTGGCATCGCGCGCATCGGCATGTCAAATGGCCTGCGTCATTAGACCAAGGCGACGCAGCTCAGTCTCGCCCCAAGTCTCCCCGCATTTACGACAGGTGACACTCATGCCGCCGTAACGATCCTGGTAAAGCTTCCCGTTGCACTCGCCGATGTCGGGGTGGATAACTGGGCAGGTGCCTACTGGTCGGGGCGCGTGGTCGCCAATGGCGGAGTGCAGTGCGGATTTCACTTCGCGGATTTCTTGGGCGAGGTCGCTGACGAATGGTTGGGTGATGATCCAGCCGAGGTGGGCGAGTAGGAGGCCGGCCTCGCTGGTGACGGTGGTTTGGCGGCATGGCTTGATTTGGCGTTCTTCTCGGACGAGTTCTGCCCAGGCTTCGAGCATGGCGAGGACGGGGACGATGTCGCCGGGGTATCGCTGGACGGTTCGCCGGTCGAGGAGGGCGACGACGTCAAGGCGGACGGGTGCGGGTGGGTCGACCCTTTTGCCTTTGACTTGGTGGCCGTCGTCGATGGCGGTGCCTGGTTCAAAGAAATGCGGCAAAAGGGCGTAGGTGACGACGACGTCGTCGATGGATTCTCTAAGCCAGCGGGTGTGGCCTGGGCAGACGAGGGTGCCGTCGGCTGCGCTTTTGGGTTCGCGGTGGGGGAGTTGGCAGTTATTCAAGGCCGTCGTCTCCAAATCCGAAGTGGATGATGTCGGGGTTGTTTTGG